ACTTGCTCAGGTGTTGTTCGGATCACGTCAAGTCAACAATCTCACACACATCACCTGAACAGGCGAAGGTTTGAGAGCTAGCAGTATTATCCTCTACCTCATACTCTGCCAACTTCGACCAGTCAAGACTATCTGGCATAAGGGCTAGTAGCTCCCCATACTCCGTCTTACCAATATCCTGATAAGGCGCTTGCTGATACGTGTGATCAGAATGGGGTAGGAAACTAACACCAGACATCTCATCAAAGTGTTTATAGACAAACGAGCCTACTTCCATCCACTCATCTCCACGTACTGAGATAGTCACAGATGGCTTGTGCTCACACCAATGACGTTGATATTTCAACCACAACTCCAACTGTTCAATGGCAGTCATGTCGTTTCTAGTGACAGAGCCTGAAGGGGATTTAACTGGGAAGCTAAACACCGTTGTATTGTTCGGCTTGGTCACATCAGGCTCGTTGGGGATGCCTTGATCTTTCATGAACTGTGTTAGAGGATCTTTATTGTCACCACGCACAGTGCGGATGTAATAAGGGCTGTGACGAGCGTGTATACCACTAGCAGAGTCGACAAGTTGGGAGACAGTACCAGAAGGTTTGACACAAGTGATAGCAGCAGAAACAGGGATACCAAGGCGCTCAGCCCATTCAGCATTAGTAGAAATAGCGACATCTTTTAACCTCTCTAGTGTTTTCTCAAGACCTGCATTAGCAGATGTCATGAGGGGATTATCCATTATCCCTGTGAGTGACACACCGAGCAAACGCTCTTCTTCTGTATTTCGCTGCCACACCTTTCGCAGGTATGGAAACTTGGTGTATGCGGACTGTACAGTTCCCAGAATTGTTGCCATACGGACTTTACGTTCAAGATCCTCAACACTGTCTGTAGAACGGACGACAACTTCGGTAAGATTGCAGAACTGATACGGGCGAAGGATGATCTCACTGCATGGGTTCGTTCCAAACTCATAATCAGGATCGCGCCGACCATTCTTCGCAGCTTGGTTAGAACTTGCTGCACGGTTAAATACTCCTCTCTCTCCAGACTTACTTTCGATAAGTGCAGCCCACTCACGGATGAATGTCTCTGCATCTGGCTTCTCTGTATACGCTACAGAGTTGTTAGCCAAAGCGCGTTGGGCATTGTTTTCCCACCACTGACCAGACTTAGCATGACGCATACGATCATCGCTTAGGTTAGACAGGGAGATCATTGCACTTCGGCGTACACCACCTACGACTACTACCTCACCGATCTTACACATGATATCATGGCATTCAATAGAAGAAAGCCTGCGACCACGAGCTTCTAGGAACTTGTAGATAGTGTAGTTAAATAGATCTACTAGGGGCGCTGGGCCACTTGCACGACCCCCGAAGGTCTTAAGACGAGCGCCTGCTGGGCGGACGTTTGACACATCCCACTGGGGGATCTCACCTGACCACAGAAGTGCAAGTAGTTGGCGGTAAGCCTTAGCCCAACCCTCCTTGCTGTCCTTAACTACAATGGTGGTGTCAGACTTGAACAAGGACTCAGGAACCTCTGGTAGCTTAGAGATGTACTGACGCTCTACAGAAAACCCTACGCCAGTCCCACAGAGTAGGATGAACATAGCCTCATCAAAACTCTTAGGGTCATCTACAGGTAAGTAGGAGCAGTTGTAGCCAGAGGTGTTATCACGCTCAAGGGCTGGCCCTGCAGTCATCATAGCTCTCATAGAGGGCATAACATCTAGGCTAAGGATAGCCTGCTCAATTTCTTTTGTGTAGCTGTCGTCACCAGCCTTGGGTCGTACAACGTTATCCATGTAACGTCCCACAGTTTCACTCCAAGTCTCTCTCCGACCCTCCTTATCCAACCACCGTGCATAGCGACTAGTGTGGATAAAGGACTGGTAATCTGTTGGTAAATAATTACTCATCGCTTCCTCTTCTTTTCTTATCTTCTTCTAGCCATACAAGACGATCAATATCATAACGGTTGATACCAACATCTGCAAGCTCTTTGTCTGTCAGGGCATTTAACTCCTTGATCACAGCGCGATGTTTGCGCCATGTCATTACATAATTCCAGAAACGCCTAAACCAACTCATCTCTTATCTCCACTACCCCCTAGAACACCCCGTGATTTTCGGTCTTCTAGTTTCTCCAAGTTTTCCCGTGCAATCTGACTCATGTCAACATTCAGGTCTCGGCACAGGGCTGCGATATACCAAAGACAATCTCCAATCTCACTTGCAATTGCACTTCGGTCGAAAGTACCATCCCGTAGTATTTTCTTTACCTTGTTGGCTACCTCTCCCGCCTCTGCAGCTAGGCCCAATGCGGGATAAATCACAGCATGTTTAGTGGAGTAGATTGCTGTGTAAGATGCCTTGTCTTGGTAGGTATCCATGTCGAGGTTTTCATGAGTGTTGTAATACTCAAAGCCGCTAATGTCATCTGCACTAATCATTTCAGTACTCCTTTGTATTGATGTTTTCTTCTAAGTAGGCTTCTAGATCTATAAGACCGCAGTAATGTAGATGTAGACCTACGTCTTCTTCGGTGAGTTGAAAGTCAATCATGATTTGGCTAAGACCAAATTTCTCTACAACTTCCTCTAACTCCTTATCCACCGTATACCTCCTTCAATCTCTTAAGGGAAACAAACTCTGGGTCATACCACCCATTCTCTATGTTCCTCTTAATGATTACTCCCTTCCACCACTCGTGGTTAGCTTGACCTGCCCAACCCTCAGGCGCCCCTTTAAAGCAGCCTGCTACAAGACCAATAGTGGGATTAGGGTGAGCATCGTCCTTGAAGTACAAGCTGCGTTTATGGCTGTGCCCTACAGTAGTGGAGTAATGCCTCTTCTTGAGTAGGCTGTAAGCATGATGTTCGCCTGACATTGCAGTCCCGTAATTCCCACTAGCTATATAGTGTGCATAGCTAATTCCGTCTAGATCAAAGATAGCTGGGGCCGAATTGGTATACTCGTAGTACTCATCATACCAGTAGTCAGTTTGAAGGTGTTTGAAAGATACTCCAAACTTGTCGCCCTCTAGCCGAGGGTCATGGCTTAGGGCTGTCTTGATACGGTTCTCGTGATTACCCTCGAGACCAATGAACCAAGGACGCTTACGCTTCATCTCCCTAAATTTCCTGCGGATACGATCTCTAGCTTCCTGACCGTGCTCAATGTCTCTCTGATAACTTTGAGCTACGATACGTTCAGGACGTTTAGTGTCATAGCTGTTCAAAGACTTCATGTCGTCAAAGTCTCCTAGGTCTATAACGTAGTCTGGACGTACGTCATAGATAAGAGATCCAAGCCAGTCAAACCGCTCATTATCCACTTCAGGTGAAGCGTGAGCACATGTGAAGACAATGGCTGTCTTAGTGCGGGTAAATGTAATACTCATCGGGTTCCTCTACTTCTACTACGTAAGGGTCTATACTTGTTCTGAGATGCCTCTGGATCTCTTCTATACCCTCTTCGTCATCACAGGATAGTTCAAACTCTACAAGTCCCATAAACTCGCTTGTTTCCGCTGATACTAGTACACAGAAATGTCCGTAGTCATTTTGAACTGGGCCTTCTAGAATTCTATGTACTTTATAGGTTGTCTTTTTAGTCTTCACTTTTCCAACCTATCGTCTATACGGGCAATCAAAGGTTTGCGCTCTAAATACCCCCATGTGGGACCAAGAACTACCCTAAAAGACTTGGTCAACACCTTAGTCCAAGGCATCTTATGACTGATAATAAAAGATGGTAGATACAGTTTCATTCGTTTAGCCACTCCTCAGGTATTAGCTTATCAGAATACAGAAACCCGTGTTTCTGGCACCAATCCGCATATGTTGACTTAGCCCCCTTGTTTAACTTAGCTCTAGAATTACTGAACACAAAACGAATGTCAAGGTGTGAATGTTGCTGTTGGATCAAAAGATGTTTCTTTCTGTCGGCAGCGACAAATCTACCTTTCGTTTCAATGATGATACCATTGGGCACACTAAAATCAGG